GAAACTGAGGCTCGGGAATATATCACCGAGGAAATTCAAACCGGTGGTGATCACCGCCTTTGCCGCAAGATCGGCCAAACCCTTTTTGATGGCATCGGTGAACGTGCCGAAATCTAGCTCGCCGGTTTGGAAGAAATCGGAAAGCGTTCCCTCGAGTGAACTGAACGATTGACCAACCAAATCTTGCATATTCGCGGCATTGTCGGAAATCGCCTCATAATAATCTTTGACGCCTTTGATCGCACCCGCGCCGAATGTTTTTTCATTCTCCGCGTTGTAGTCGATCATTTCGCTTTTGATGCCGCTGAGAATTTCTTTGTATTCATCGCCCTCGATAATACCGGCAGCAAAAGCATCATTGGCGATTTTCTGTCGAGTTGCCAAATCATCGGTGGTTGTATCGAGGCCAAGAGCCTCTCGAGCCAACGCATTCAACGCGCCATCCATTTCACCAACCGAAATGACACCCGCATCAACCATCGCATTCAACGCGGCTTTTTCATCTTTCAAATCGGTGATCGCGGCTGAAACCGGTGAAAGCCGACTTTTCATCGAATCAAGAGCCGATTGGAAATCCGATGTTGAGATCGTGCTTTCGTCTAGCTTATCGGAAACGCCCTCGATGGTGGGAATAAGATCGGCCAAGGTTGCATCGCTGCGAACCACCTCGGCATTCATATTCCCCGATTCTTTTTTGAATTGCTCAACCTGTTTTTCAACGTCGATAAACTCGAGGCCGAGAGCATTCATCGCACCCTCAACCAAGTTGGTGATTTTGAGGGTTTCGACAAATTCGGCAAGTTGCTCCGAAACCTTGTCTTTCAAATCATCGGTGGCAAGAGCCGCCGCACCTATACCGGCTCCCAATGTTCCGAGGGCAACCATCCAATTTTTTGTGATGATCTTGATCGCGGTCAATGCGATTTGAGAGGTGACAATCGATCGAGTAAATTTAACAATTTGATTCCCGACCGCGAGAATCTTTTTGATCACCAAAACCCCGAAAACAATGTCGAGAATATTTCCAATTTCCTCGAGGTTTAAGAAAACCAAATCAAGAGCGCCAACAAAGACCAAAAGACCTTTTGTCATTTTATCCGAAATCATTTCCGCGAGGGCATCATTGCCATCGATGAAATCACTCAACTTTCGGATCGAACTCGCCAAAGCCGCGCCAAATCCGGATTCACCGATCGCAAACATGAACGAATCAACATTATCTCGCAAATTGGTGATTGCACCGCCGAGGGTGGCCGCTTGACGCGCTGCACCCCCTGCAAACGCAACATCGGAAATTTCGGTCAATGCCTGGACGATTGCCGCCGAGTCATTGTCCACAACCTTTGTGATGTCGCCCATTTTGAGGGTGATTTTATCGCCCTCTTTCGATGCCTTGATTCCGAACTCTTTGAGCCGCTCGAACTCGCCAACAGAGGCATCCGCCACCGCCTCGGCGAATTGCATGATTGATTTGGATGTTCCACCCGCAATATCCGCGAACGATCCGAGTTGAGCCTCGGTCGGTTTGATGCCTTGAGCCACCAAAATATTGAAAGAGCCGACAACCTCTTGCAATGAGAATGGTGTTTGTTTTGCAAAATCTTGCAAAATCTTGAATGCGGTGTCGGCATTTTCAACCGATCCGGTGAAAGTAACGAGCGAGGCCTGAAGGCTTTGAAACTGTTTGTTGACCTCAACCAAATCCCGAATAAACACACCGGCGAAAACTGCGCCCAATGCCCCCGCGACTTTCGCAACATTTACGAAAGCCGTGTTGACCGTGTTTAGATTTGATTTAAGAGTTCGAAACGCGCGTTGCGTTTCATCTCTAGCGGTTAATCGGGTTTCGAGCCTTTGAGTTGCCATTCTTTTTCATCGCCTGTTTTTGTCGATCGGATTGAATTTGCACATAAACCGACCATTCAATAAACTCATCAACAGACATTTCGGTTTCAATTTGTTCAACCGTCTTGCCCAACTTTTCAGCGAGAAAAAATAAAAACTGACGTTCCTCGCTCTTTCTTAGTTTTTTTCCAAATCCTCGGACATCGATCCCATGATTTGATTTGCGATCCGCGCAAGAACTTGAGCATCAACGCCATTCCTCAATGATGATTTATCACTGATTTGGAAAATCTTTTCACCCTCTGAATCGAGAGCCTTGAGAACAAGAACCTCGGCAAGTGCATCCGCTTCGGATTGATTTTTCACCGCGAATTGCAACTTGCCTTGGTCTTGCAATGTAAATGGTCGAGTGTAGAAAACGAAAGGATTCCCATCATCATCCGCCCATTCCGGAACCACAATTTCCTTGATGGGTTGGTTTTGATAATGAGCCTTTGCGCGATCGATCACGCTCATCCCATTTGATTTTGAATTAGCCGCCATAATTCTTTTCCCTTATGAAACTGTTGACTCGGTCAACGCTCCGGTGCCTTGGAATGTGATTGATGCCTCAACCAAGCCATCGAATGATGCGGTGATTGTCCGGCCAGTGACCAAAACCGTTCCGCTCAACTTATGATCGCCGGATGTGTTGCCTTCCATCTGAATATTCAGAGTTGCGCTTGTGCCAACCGTCAACGCGCCTTGGCCGCTTGTGTCGGTATCATCAAAGAAAACATCCGCTGAACCACTGAAAGATTTCAATGATGTTTTATATGTTCTCGAGGTGTCACCCATCGACGTATCTTCTAGGGTGTCCATTGTTTCATCGATGGAATATGAACGAACTTCGGCAACCTGGTCAGTTCCGACCAAGATCACCCCATCACTACCGCTAAATGTAGCCATTTTTTAATCCTCACTTTCAAGGGTTTTGGGTTTTGCGGCTTTCACCGCCTTCGATTTGGATGAGGGTGATGCCTTCCATCCTTTAGCCTCAAACGAGGCTAAATCTTCTGCGTTTATCTCGACCGGCGATCCGCCGCTCGGTGGATAAACTTCCATTCTCTTTGCCATTTTTACGCCCTTTCCTTAATAGACCGTTTCTGCATCGGCTTCCGTTGTAGAATACAGTATTTCGAAAATAAATCGACCCACAACAACAGGTTTCTCGCCTTCACCCGCAAAATCGGCCTCGAACGAAATGAGGCGAGTATCTTTAGAATATCCGCCCCGAGTTCGATCGGTTGCCATTGCCGCCTCAATTTCCGCCGCGCTCGCGTCCAAAATATCATCCGCCGTTGCGCTTTCAACATAAACCTCAACTGACACCTCGAGCGAGCGAATAAGACCTCTCGGCGGCTTAATCGTTTGAGCCTCAATCGTTTCGCTCGAGGTGTAGACACAAAGACCAGGCATCCTGGCGCTTTGTATTGGATAAACCCTCGATGCGAAAACATTCGTGCCGGTGGTTGTGAGGCCGGTGAGAGTTGTTTCGATATTGTCTCGAATGGATTTGCGAACGTGCGCCATCTAGTTTTTCTCCAATGCGAGAACCGTCATTCCGGTGCCATCGTGATCCACTACGCGGATCGTGTAGGCGGTGGAATTAACATTCAAGGCATCACCGTCCACCGCGCTCGAAACGTCACTTGTGCGGCATAAAAATCGGGGTTGCCGAACGGCCATCGGAATATTGCCACCCGCGTCAACCTCAACGATGTCATTGTCGAAAATGCCGTTGACGGTTGAGGCCGATCCGCCGTTTGGCGTATAAGTTGCCGCGACACCGAAATCATCAATGCCCACAAAAATCGCTCGATCATCTGCCGATTCAACCGCCATTTAAAAACCTATTTCTTGCGAGTCGTTGTTTTCGGTGTGCTTGATTTTTCCAAACCAACCGAACGATCGCTTTTCTTTTCTTTTTCGGCGAAAGGCTTTGCCTTGCCGGTGGTCATCAAAAACGATGCCAAAGTTGCATCAACCTCGATCACCGAACCGGCATCCTTTGCCTGGCCCTCGATGATGGTTCCGCGAATGAGTTCGAGTTTCATCAATTAAAATCCTTATAAGAGAGAGCGGGGTTGCCCCCGCCCTCGGTTTTCTTATGTGGTGATGTCGAGGATCGCCGCGAATGACTCCGCATGACGAACCGCCACATCAACATCTTGGAACATTGCGATCCGTGTCGCACCGGTTGACGATCCTGTGTAAGGATCAACCAGAACATCCAGACCGCCAAACATCCCGATCATTAGATCGGCAAAGTTCCCAAAGATCATCGCCGAACAAACGCCGGATGATGTGCCTTTGGTCAAATCGCTTGGAACCAATGTCGATGATGCGACACCATATCCGAGGATTGAGTTGCTATCGTTTAGGATAAAGTTGCCCTCAACGCCTGACGCCTGACGCGGAATTGTACGCATCGCCGAAACCACTTTCGGGTTTGTCAAGAATGACAAGCTGCCGCCTAATGCGTTGTCGATCGCAACCTCTTTTTCGAGATCGGCGATTTTCGCATAAGTGACCGCGCCACCGTTTGTTCCGATCGCAACTGAACCGATCCCTGATGTGCCGGTGATGCCGGTTGGCTCATTAGAACCACCGCCCTCGATTGCCACATCATCGATCTTGGCCGCGAGTTGACGCAACATATCATCACGAATGATTTGCTCAACTGATGGGTCTGATTGCATCATCAACTTGCGAGACAAATCAACATATTGAGCAACCGTTTTCGGTGCCATTGTGATTTGGCGGAAAGTTGG